TTTTATATTTTCCATAATTAAGTTTAACATATTTAGTATATACCTATGTATATATATTTAAAACAATGTTTTTTATTGCAATATAGAATATATTGTATAAATAAAAAAAATGGAGAATAGATATTTGATAATTGTAAAATTATGTTATAATTAAAATGCAAGAATAATCTTGTGGAACTACAATCTAAGAGTGGAGCTTCATTTTCTACATTCCATCCCTTAAAAGGAAGGAGGTGGAGAAATGAGCGAATTTTTACTAGGAGTGTTAGCTAGTTTAACAGCTAGCTTTATTACATATATTATTTCCAGAAAAGTAAAAAGCCACTCTGGCAGGAGTGACTTTGAGCTTGATGTAAAAATCAAGTTTAATAAAAAACGACATTAATATTTAGTTAATGAAACTTCACTCTAGGCTAATAGATTGTAGTTTCTTTTTTTGTTTTTGATACGAATTTACATCTTTATTATATCGCATTTTAAGAAAAAATAAAACTGTGAATGCTAGAAATATATTTTATTTTATCTCTAAGTATATATATTATTATCCCCCTAAAAAACTTTCATAAAAACAAAAGAACAATATCTCTTTGGCAACTGGCTGACATAACTCATAAGATATTTATATAAGTCTTAGTCCCTATAGCTTTGCGTCACTAAATTTCTCTAGTTTTACCGATTTAGTTTTATTCTACAACTAAAATAATACAATAGAATTAGTTATTATTCAACAAAATTGTTTGAAAATTTAATAATTTTATAGATATGAAAGTTATTTTCTTCTAAGAAAACAGACTAAATGCGTAGAATATTTGGTAAAACTTACCTGTATAAATTGAAATCAGAAGGTTTTATTATTGATTTAGATTAGAACAATTTGAGGGAGTGACATAAAATGAAACAACAAGAAGTAGTTAATAAACTACGCAGGGGAGAATTGATGTTGATGGAATACTTGTGGAGGAAAAATTCTATTTTATCTAAAAAAGAAATAATAGAAGCAATGAAAGAAAAATATAAGTGGAGGAAAAGTACTACAGAAATTCTATTAAAAAGATTAGTAAAAATGAAAACATTAAAAAAGAAGAGGATAGGTTTTCAGTTTAGTTATGAAGTGCTAGTAACTAAAAAAGAATATTTAAATGCAATAAAAGAAGATAGAAAGGTAACTAAATATGATAGTTTTTTTATACGAATGTTTACCACTATGCATAAAAAAGAAAAGATGACAGAAGAACAAATAAAAAAATATATAGAAAATATGGAAAAAATTGGAAAAGAATAATTTATATATATATTAATTATTTTTAAAATAAATTTGTTATAATATTTAAATATACATAAACATACATAAATTTACAAAAAGGGGGTGTAGCTTATGGGATTCAAGAAATTGCCAGATTCTGAGTTAAAAGTAATGAAGTTTATTTGGGGATTAGATGGAAATAAGGTAGCATCAGGAGAAGTTGTGGAAGCAATGAAACAAATTTATGACTGGAATAAAAATACGACATTAACAATATTGTCTAAGCTTGCAAAGAAAAACTATTTGTATTCTCAAAAAACAAGCAAGTGTACATATTATACTATCGCTGTAAGAGAAAAAGATTATTTAAAAGTTGAAACAAAAAAATTCTTTAGTTTTTTTCATAATAATTCTTTAAAAAGTTTTTTCACTGCTTTAAATGATGAAGAAAATTTAAGTGATGATAAATTAGATATGTTAGAGGAATGGGTGAAAAATTGGGAAGAAGATGAATAAAATGAATGTGATACTAAAATGATACTAATATGTTTTATAGCGTGTTAAAAAATATAGAAAATATAGAAATAATAGAAGAAAATTAATGTAATAGATAAGGTTTTATCAGATTAAAAAGAAAATCAATAGAATGGGAATAGTAAATAAAAAAGTCGTAAGCCTTGTATTTTCAAGGTTTGCGACTTTTAAAAAAATCTTTGTGATACTAAAATGATACTATATATTTAAATTATCTAGTTTTTGGGCAACTTCAAGTTGCTTATTTGGGTATAAATGTGAATATGTATTCCAAGTTGTTTCTACTTTTTCATGCCCCAATCTTTCTGCTATAGTTAATATATTTACATCCATATTTACCAATAATGACGCATGAGAATGTCTCAAATCATGCACTCTAATTCTTTTTACATTAGATAACTTACAGCATCTATCTAGCTCTTTAGAAAGATAACTTTTAGCAAATTTAAATATTCTTTCATTATCTTTTAAGTCATATAGCTTAGATAGATAATCTTTTATATTATTATATAAGAAATGTGGGATAGGGACAACACGTTTACTTTTAGGAGTTTTAGGAGAAGAAACAATATCCTCTCCATTTAGTCTTATGTAGCTTTTTTCGACGCTTATTTTATTTTCGAAAATATCTTTTGGAGTAAGAGCTAACAACTCCCCTAGTCTAAGACCTGTCCAAAATAAAATTTCAAATGCTAGTCTAGGTTCTGATTTCTTTTCAAATTCAATAAATTTTTTAAACTCTTCTAATGTCCAAAAGTTCATTTCATCTGCGTTTTTTTTACCGATAGAACCTGCCAAATGAGCAGGATTAGAAGGTAAGTTATAATATTTAACTGCATAATTTAATACAGCAACAAGCTGGTTGTTTATCGTTTTAATATATGTTTGGCTATAATCACTTTTTAATAATTCGTTTTGCCATCTTCTTATATGTGTTGCAGTAATTTCATTTATTTTTAGACTTTTAAAAAAAGGTAAAATTCTAAAGTTTATTAAATACTTTTTAGTTTCTAATGTAGATAATTTTAATCTAGAAGACATATCGTGCATGTATTCTTCTATGAGACTTTCAAAACTCATATCAGTACTCATTTTAGATTTATTCAAAAATTCTCTTTCAAACTCTAGAGCTTCTTTTTTAGTTTTAAAACCTCTCTTAATTTTCTTTTTCCTATCCCCATCGAAGTCTGTAAAATAAAAGCTAGCATACCAACTTTTTCTTTGTTCGTCTTTGTAAGCAGGCATTTTAGACACCCCCAATTATGTCATTTTAATATTACAATAATTATAACATGTTAGATATGCTATCTAAATAATTGTTTTATTTTCCTCTTCTTTTTATTTCTTGAAGCTTGTAATATTTACACAGTTCTAAGAAGTCTTCTTCTAGTGCTATAGATAAGTCTAATATCGTAGATATACCTATATCTTTGTACTCTTGATTTTCTAGTTTTGATATATAACTTCTGTTACGTCTCATTTTTTCTGCTAATTCTAGTTGTGTCATTCTTTTCTTTTTTCTTAATTTTTTCAACATTTATTAAAATCCACCTTTTAATTATTTTTATGACATTTTTATAATTAATAGTTTGTGTAATTTCTTGTAAAAAATGTTCCTCATTAGAACATTTTTTGGTGGAAAAATGTGTTAAAATGTAAGTAAGAAAAGCACTTTCAAAGCACTATAAAAATAGTGCTGAAATAGATAAACAAATAAAAGTAATAAGGAGGAAAGATAGATTCTAGAGGGAAATCATTATCATTTTTAAGAACGTATGTTCGGTTGGTGGGATAGAAAAATACTTTACAGGGGATGGTTTATTTGAATGAGAATGAAAATATGAGTTTATATGTCAGTAAGTTAAAAGAAGTATTGAAAAATAATTCAGAAGAGTATAAAAAAATAAGAGCTAAAATAAATGAAATTTATAATCTAAATGAAAAGAAAGAATAAAAGGGCTTTAGCTCTTTTATTCTTTCTTAGTATTAACTGCTTTATAATAAGCATTATCTATCATTTTTTTTATTGCATTTTTATCATCTGAATCTAAAGATGCTAATCTATTTATTAGTTCGTTAACTTCATTATCTTCTTTTGAGTTAACTTTTTTTAATAATTCATCATCTTGTTGAGTGTTAGGTTGTATTTTACCTAATTTAGTTAATAGCTCCTTTAAAGTTAAATTTAATCCAAAACTCATTTTTTCAAGCATATCTAAAGTAGGTTCAACAGCTTTACCATTCCTTGGGTCTCTGTTTTTTTCTATCTTATCTATATATGTATGGCTCACACCACAAAGATTAGAAAATTCTCTAAGAGATAAGTTATGTTCACTTCTATATTCTTTAATAATTTCTGCTAATGTTTGCATAATTTCACACCTCACCTAAATAATAGTTGACTTAATTATATCAGAAAAATGTAAACTATTGTTAACAAAAATAAAAATTTAGTAAAAAATAATTGACAAGAGTAAAAAAAAGACGTATACTATGATTAACAAAAAGGTTATAAATAAAGTTAGGAGGGATTAATATAAAAAATAATTTACAATATATTAGAAAAGAATCTAGAATATCACAAAAAAAATTCGCTGATAAGATAGGTATATCAAGACCGTATTTATCTAGAATAGAAAACGGTAAGGTTAATCCGAGTTTAGAAATAGCGCATAAAATCTCGCTCGAAACAGGGAAAACAATAAATGAAATTTTTTTTGATTTTACTGTAAATCATAGTAAACTATAAGGTTTTAATTGTACCTTGAAAACTAAATATAAAATATTTTAAAGGAGCAAGTATATGAAAAATAAAGAAAAAGAAATAATCATTAGAGGAATTTTAATAGGAATTTTTTATTTTTTAGGAATTGTATTTAGTAATACTTTTTTTAAATAATAAATAGAAGGGGTAGGTGAAATACCAACTCCCCAAATCAAAATAACACTTTGGAAGTTAAATATAGAATATTCAAAAGAGGTGATTAGATGGAAATAGAGCAAACAACAATACGCCTGCTAAAAAGCAGACGAAAGTTGAATATTAATTTCTATTTTGGTTAGGCGAAAGACCTAACAAAAAATCTGTAGATACATTAAGTTTGTTAGAAATTAATATTAAAGTTTCTATATTTGGCTCTCTTGAACCCGATTCATAATATTGATATGCACGTTCTGAGATACCAAACAAACTAGCAAATTGCTTTTGAGTCATATTCATTTGCTTTCTTACTAGCTTAATATTATCTTTGAATTTAGTCATAACTACACGCTCCAATAAAAAAATAAATAAATTTCTTGACACGAACAATATTAGCGTGTAATATATAAAACATAGCACGAACAATATTGGCGTGTTAAATAAAAAGGAGAGGGTGAAAATAAATAACAATTTAAAACTACAACGTGAAAAAGTTGGCTTAACGCAATTAGAGGTTGCTCAAAAAGCCAAAATAACAGAGAGAAGCTATCAATATTATGAAGCTGGCGAACGTCTCCCAAACATTCGTACAGCTTTAAAGATAGCTAGAATTTTAAATACTAATTGTGAAAAACTCTTTAATGAATAATAGCATAAAAGGACTCAGATTACAAGAAAGGAGCTTTAGATATGAATAATTTGCAACTTAACAATAAAAATACAATAACAACATTAGAAATTGCTGATATGTTAGAAATTAACCATTGGGAAGTATTGAGAAAATTAGAAGGCACAGAAAAAACAAAAGGAATTATTGATATTCTTAACGACAACAATTTTGTTGTGGTTGATTACTTTATAAAATCAGCTTATTTAGATTTAAAAAATGAAAATAGAAAATGTTACAATGTAACGAAATTAGGCTGTGACTTTTTAGCAAATAAATTTACTGGAGAAAAAGGAATTATTTTTACAGCTAGATATGTAAAAAGATTTAATAAAATGGAGCAAGAGTTAAAAGAACAACAACCTAAACTACCAACTACATACAAAGAAGCATTACAACAGTTATTAATAGAAGTTGAAGAAAAAGAACAATTACAATTAGAAAATCAAGAAAAAGATAAGGTAATTCAGTTACAGCAACCAAAAGTATTATTTGCTGATTCGGTAGCGTCTTCTGACAATTCAATCCTAGTTGGAGAATTAGCAAAGTTGCTTAGACAGAATGGAATTGATACAGGACAAAATAGATTATTTGACTGGTTAAGAAATAATGGTTACTTAATAAAACGTAAAGGTGAGGATTACAATACACCAACTCAAAAAAGTGTAGATTTAGGAGTTATAGAAACAAAAGAAGGTACAAGAGTACATCCAGATGGTCATACAAGTATTACTAAAACACCTAAGATTACTGGTAAGGGACAAATATACTTTATTAATAAGTTTAAAAAGAACAATCAAATATCAATGTTAGGTTAAAGATTAATAGCACTTTGAAAACTAAATACAGAATATTTTGAAATATATTGTTTTAATTAATTATTAACTAGGAGGTTAAATACATGAAAAATAATACAAGCGATTCAAGAGTAAAATATTTTTGCAAGTGTCCATATTGTGGGTTTGATAATGAGGTAGAAGTTAAAAAAGGGTCGAAGCCTAAAATATGTTGTATATGTACAAAAGAAGTTGAGTATGAAAAATTGGAGCAACAAAGTGTTTTGGAAAATACCGAAATTAAAGAAGTATGTAATCAAATGAAAATTAAAAAATTAGCACTAGCAACAGGAGAAGTATTTGAAAATATAGAGCTCAAAGAATTTGAAAATAAAGGAGAATGCTTACCACCAAATATGGTAAAGGTTATTGATGGTAAGCAAGAACTTCTAATAAATAAAGAGTTCATATTATCATTAGAAGTCAAAAGAAAGACTACTTTTTAGGACCTTTCTTAGTTTGTGACAAAGCACTACCAGCAACCGATTTGGAAGCAGCACTATATCTTCCGTCTTTAAGAATCTTACTAGCCTTAGAAGCAACAGTTTTACTTGTTTGTTTAGTATTTTTAGCTATAGGTATCACCACCTTTAAATGTATTTATAGGATTTATCCTACAAATATAGTATATCAAAGGAGGGAAATAATGGCAATTAATGACAACATAAATAAAATTTTAAGAGATAGAGATTTAAAAGCGTGGAAATTAGCAAAAGAAATAGGCGTAGATTCAGGAAATTTATATGCAATTTTAAGAGGAGAAAATAAAAATCCAACTATAGATACATTGATAAAACTAGCTGACTATTTAGATGTTACATTAGACGAATTAGTTGGAAGATAGAAATTAAATACAGAATATTTTGAAAGTAGGTGTATTGTATGGCAAAAGCAGTAGCTAAAGAACAATTGTTTTATAGGGCAAAAGATATAGCTAAGATTTTAGATGTATGTGAAGCAACCGCTTATAAAATAATTGGAGAATTAAATAAAGAATTAGAAAAAGAAGGTTGGAAGACCTTTCCTGGAAGGGTATCAGTAACTTATTTCAAAGAAAGATATTGTTATAAAACAAAAAAAGGGGCATAAAAAATGCTATGAGAGTAGCTAAAGATATGTTTCCTAAAGTAATTGTATAAAGAGGAAGGGGGTGATTTAGTTGAATGTAAGAGTACTGATAGCTTATATACAGTTTTGTAAGCAATACAATAAGAAAGCGAGTTTTGAAGGTCTTAAAAAATACAATAAGGGGATAGTGATATAAAAAAACTTAAAGTAAAATTTCCTACAAAAATTCTTAAAGCAGGTAAAGCAATCAGAGTAACATGTGCAAGATTTGGTTTTGAAAGCGATTGTATAATAACTCAATCGCAAGAATTTGAATTAACAGTAGTTTATTTTGATAAAGAATTAGATGATTTAGTACAATCGTCTATAACTATAGATGATGCAATAAGCTATGATTATTGCATTGAAACGTTAAATTAAGAGGGGATTAATCATGAAAAGTTTAATTATAGTGAGAAATTCAGTAGAGCAACAACTAAATAGAGCTAATTTAGAAATAAATAAAAACGAGCAACTTTATACAAAACTTAGAAAAAAAGAAGAAAGAAATATATCAGAAGAAATTGAATTGAGTAATGCTTTAAGAGAAAAAAGTGTAAACGAAAGATTAAAAATATTTGCTGAGTCATTACTAAAAATTATAGATACACAAATTGAAATAAAAGAATATGAAGAAAGCGAGGATTACAAGATATTTGAATTAATTTCAGAAGAACTTGAAAGAGATATACCTATAGATGTTCAGATATAAGAAAAGAGCCACTGCAATGGCTCTAATCAAAAATATATCAAAAATTTAATTAGCTATATTATAGCATAAATGGAGGGAAATTATGAGTACTTTATACGAATTAACTACAGATTTATTAGAAATAGAAGAAGGTTTAACAGAAACAACAGGAAATGAAGCTGAAAAACTAGAGGAAATAAAAGAAATAATAAAACAAGAGATACAAAATAAAAACACTAGGATAGTTTCAGTAATATTAAACATTGACAGTGATATAAACTCTATAGATTCAGAGATTAAAAGATTGCAAGAGTTAAAAAGGGCCAAAAAGAATACTCTTGATAAATTAAAAAGCAATATAAAAGACTGTATGGAATTACTTGAGACTAAAAAAGTAGAAACAATTTTAGGAAATATAAGTATAAGAAAGTCGGCAGGTAGCTTAGTCATAGAAGATGAAGAAAAGATACCTGCTATATATAAAACAGTTGAGCAAGTTGTAAAAGTAGATAAGAACACTATTAAAGACTTTATTAAAAAAGGTCATGAGGTTGAAGGTTGTAGGATTGAATATGGAACTACACTAACAATTCCAAAAGCTAAAAAAGAGTAGGTGAGGACCATGGAAACTAATAATGTTTATATAAAACTTGTAAATATACAGAGTACTTTAAAAGCTCCTAAAAGTCAATTTAATAGCTTTGGTAAATACAACTATAGGAGTTGTGAGGATATACTAGAAGGTTTAAAGCCTATTCTAAAAGAAGAAAAAGCATTGGTTGTATTGGATGATAATATTGTTCAGATAGGAAATAGATTTTATGTAGAAGCTACAGCAACTTTAATAGATGCAGAAACAGGAGAAAAAATATCTGTAAAAGCATTAGCTAGAGAAGATGAAACTAAAAAAGGTATGGATTTAGCACAAGTAACTGGAAGTGTATCAAGTTATGCAAGAAAGTATGCTTTAAATGGATTATTTTGTATTGATGATACAAAAGATAGTGATGCAACAAATAAACATGGAAATGAGCAGAAAAAAAAAGAAGTTAATGAGAGCGAATTAAATATACTATATTCGCTAGGAGAATCTATAGAAAAAGATAAAAATAGAGTTGATAGTGAAGTATATAAGAAGTTTGGAAAGTTAGCAGTAGATTTGACTAAGCAGGAGTATGAGAAAGTTTTAAATGGATATAAGAGCATTTTAGAGAAGCAAAAACAAGAGTAGGTGATAGTATTGGGGATTATAAGAGTAAGCAAAGACAAAGATAATCCATATGTAGTTTTAAATAAAACTTGTTTGGAAGATGTGAAATTAAGCTGGCAAGCAAAAGGTTTACATTCATATCTGATTAGTAAGCCCGACCACTGGAAAATCTATGTTAATGATTTATATAAAAGAAGTAAAAATGGGAGGGATGCTACAGCAAATATTTTAAGGGAGCTCATAGAAAATGGATATATAACAAGAACACCTTGTCGAGATTCTAATACTAATAAGATGCTTGGAGGATATGATTATCAAGTATATGAGATACCACTTGAAAATCCTCAGAAGCTAAAATCCCGAAAAACTGATTTCCCGGAAACCGGATTTCCCGGAAACCGGGTTTCTCGGAAACCGGAAAACACGGAAGTAGTAAGTAATGACTTTAAAGTAAATAATGATATTACTACTATTGTTATTAATGAACAATCCAATAAAGACAAAACCACCTACATAAAAAAATACTTTGAAAAATATATAGGTGTGATTACTCCTAATAACTTTATAGAGTTAATGAGTTACTTAGATGATGGAATGGAAGCTGATGTAATTATAAGAGCTATTGATGAAGCAATAGCAAATGGAGTTAAGAATTATAAGTATGTAAAGACAATATTAAATAATTGGATAGAAGCAGGTGTAAAAACTAATTTAGAACTTACAGAGTATCAAAATGAGTTTGAGAGGAAGAAAAAGAATAAACAGGATAAGAAGCAGTCTAATAGTAAAGCTGTGAATACTCCTAATGTGAGTAAAAATAAGTTTCATAACTTCAATGAAACATTTACTCAATATTCACCTGACGAACTAGATGACATAATTAAGAAAAGCCAAAAGGTTAAATTTAAATAAAATTAAACTTCTAGGAAGTAAATATCAATATATTGCTTCCTAGAAAAGGGGAGGTATAAAATGGCGAGAATATATGCACAAAGAAGTGGTTCTTTAAATGAACAAGATAGATTGGAGTTATTAAGATTACTTGGGAAAGCTGGATATACAGTAAAGGTTGCTAGAGAGAAGCAAAATAGCAAGACAACTTATACTTACTTTGTTGAGTATACAGAAGAACAGGAAGAAAAATAGAAGGGGGCTAGTTAAATGAATACAATAACTTTAGTTGGAAGATTAGTTGCAGATGCAGAATTGAAGTACCTTCCAAATTCAGGTACTCCAAAAATAACCTTTTCAATGGCAGTAGATAGAAGGTTTAAAGATAAAAATGGAAATAAAATAACTGATTTTATTCAATGTGAGCAATTAGGAAAACATGTAGAGAATCTAGTGCAATATCTTGTTAAAGCTAAGCCTGTTTATGCTGTTGGAGAGTTAAATATATATAATTACAAAGATGAAAATGGTTGCTGGAAATCTATTACTAAGGTTAATGTAAATGCTTTAGAACTACTTTCTAGTAAAAATGATAATAATGCTAAACAAGAATATGTACCACCAGGATTAGACCCACAAGGTTTTCAAGCAATAGATGATGACGATATACCTTTTTAATTAAGTTAAATAGTCTAGGGAGTGATTATACAATATTACTTCCTAGGAGTTGAAAAATATTGGAGGTCTAAGAGTGAAATATGAGTGTGAGAAAGTGTTCTTAGAATGCGATAAGGGAAGTTTTGAGATAAATGATACAAGAATTGAAGAAGTAACATTCGAGGGTACAGAAATAGACAATCCGTTTGAGAGAGTAAAATATGAAGGGACTTTTACAATAATATCTGGATGGGATTCTTTATTGAGAGATATATTGTGGCTTGAAATGCGGAAAGTCTTAAAAATTATAACAAGAAAAATGATGATGGGGGTATTAGGAATGATAATAATTAGAAGTCAAGATAGATTAGATTTAATGAGAGTTAACAGAGTTGAAATATACGATAAACAAGTATTTGTAATATTTGAAGATGATGTCAAACGAATAGGTGTATATGAAAGTAATGAAAGAGCTATTGAAGTATTAAACAGAATACAGGAGGCTATTATTGCAGGAACTAAGTTTGACATTATAAATAAAGACGGGGTTAGATGCAACAAAGAAAAAGTGTTTGAAATGCCAGTTGAATAAGGAGGGAGCTGAAATGTTAAAGGTTGAAAAATATTTTAATGGTTCTGTTGCAGATAACATATTTGAAGATGATTTGACTCTTAGAAACTACTTAGCACTATATTGTTGTGTTTATGGAGTAAGAAAAAATGGAGAGCTTGTATTTCCAACTTCTGAAAAAATGCTAATAGAGTTTAATGTTGATAAAAATAGAAAAAAGAAAAAGAAAGGTTCAAAGGTAAAGTTGATTAATGCCAAAACTGGTGAAGAAAAAATATTTGATTCTATAGATAGTGCAGCGTGTTTTTTAAGACTACAGAGTCAGGCAGTTTACCAAACAATTAAAAAGAAAACTAAAACAAGAAGTGGCTGGAAAGCTGAATATATTAAGGAGGAATAATGGAAGTTTCAAGGACTGAATACACAATTAAAAGAGCAAAAGAGTTGTATGACAATGGAGAGGACATATTTATTGCTATAGATAAGGCTAGAGAAGAATATGAGGAGATGATTAAAAGTGAGTTTAATTAAGTACAGAGGTTATGATTTTGAGAACGAAAAGTGGATTTATTCAGCAACAATAATGTGGAGTAATATACTTGAATGTTTAGTTATGTTGACAGAGGGTTGCAAATGGCAGAAAGTCTCTAATGTTGGGGTATGCTCTGGAGAATGGGCTAGAAACAATCAAGAAATTTGTGAAGGGGATATATTGAAAGGATATGATAATTCTAGTGATACAAGCCAATATGGAGTTGTAAAAAGAGATTTTAATAGTATTAAGTTATATTTGGAATGGCATTATTTAAAGAAGTTTGAAGGAGAATGGATAGAGCTTATAAATAAAACAGAAATATATCATAGTAGAGATTACAAAGTAATTGGTAATGAATATGAGAATTTAGAGGAAGTCAGAACAGAGTTCTTAGAACGTAAGGAGAGTCTTGAAAATGAATATCTTAGCTAGTGCGATATTAGTAATAGGAAGTTTTATAACTGGTAGAGTTTATGAGTATAGATTGAATCTAAAAGAGTGTGAAAATTGCGACAATAAAAGAGGTGTATAAGAATGGATGATAGATTAGAAATGATAAATGCTTCTGTAAATTATATACAGATGATATGTGAAAGTTCAAATATAGCTATTATAGCAGAGCGAGGAAGAGTTAGAATATTAGATTTAGAAACTAAAGAAAAATATGATTTATTAAAAAATAAACTCGAGGAAATGTTAGAAGAAATATAAGTGAAAATATCTAATTAAGACAGTTTAGAGAGTTACAAAATATCTTTTAGTATAAATTATTGTTGAAGTGTTTTGTGACTCTCAAAAATGAAAATAAGGAGGCGTTGTATTGCTTACATTTTTAGATTTATTCGCAGGGATAGGTGGCTTTAGGCTAGGGATGGAAAAAGCAGGACATAAATGTTTGGGACATTGCGAATATGATAAATTCGCAAATTTAAGTTATAATGCCATGCACAAACCGAAGGAGGATGAATGGTTTGAAAGAGATATTAGAGAAATTAGAACAGAAAATATCCCAAGAGCAGATGTCTGGTGTTTTGGATTCCCATGTCAAGACATTTCTGTTGCAGGGAAACAATTTGGATTCAGAGGAGAACGTTCAAGTTTATTTTTTACAGTTACAAAACTTATTAGAGAACTCAAAGAAGAAGATAGACCCAAGTATTTACTTATTGAAAACGTTAAAAATCTACTTAGTGTTAATGGAGGATTTGATTTCCTCAAAGTTCTCGTTGAACTGGATGAAATCGGCTATGATGCAGAGTGGCAAGTTCTTAATTCTAAAAACTTCGGAGTACCCCAAAATAGAGAACGAATATTCATTGTTGGACATTTTAGAGGACGAAGTACACGAAAAGTATTTCCTATCGAAAGAAAAAGTGGAAAAAATCTTGAGCAACTAAATAATCCAACTCATAGTACAAATAGAATTTATGATGCAGTTGGAATTGCTAGATGTATTAGAAGTCAGGCAGGAGGTGGAGGTGCTAAAACAGGTCTATACTTTATAGACTTAAATAAAAACTCTAAAGTAACAATAAATGCTAGATGCCTTAAAGCAAAATATAATGCAGGTGTGACAAATAGAAATTGTGATAATAGTGGAGTTTTAGTTAATGCAGTTTTAACGCCCGATAGGGTAAATAAAAGACAAAATGGTCGTAGAATTAAAGAAAGCGGAGAAACAATGTTCACATTGACAGCTCAAGATAAACATGGAATTTTGAAAAATGGAGATATAAGAAGGTTAACACCAAAGGAATGCTTTAGGTTGCAAGGATTTCCGGATAAATATTACGAAAGAGCAGCAAGTGTATGCTCAGATAGTCAACTGTATAAGCAAGCAGGAAATGCTGTTACTGCAAATGTTGTATATGAAATAGCAAAAAGAATGGGCTAAAAGTTGCAAAATGTCTTTTAGTATGAATATTTTTGAAGTGTTTTGTAACTCTCAAAAATGAAAATAAGGGGTGGGATAAATGTATGAATATATATTAAGATGGCAAATAGGATTATCGTTAGAAAATAGAAAAATACATTATACATATGGAAGTAAAGAAGCTTTAAGAAAGAAAGCAAAGGCATTGGCTAAAGATGAAAATATAGTACTAATAACTATAGATAAGGTAGATGAAGTTATAAAAAATACTATAAGCGAGAAGATTATAGAACGTTTTGAAAATTTATAAGGGGTGGAATTATGATAATACACAAATTTATAATACATGTTTTAGATAAGAATAGTGATACACCAATATTGAATGATTTTGAAGGTAGGGTTAATCAAGATATGGTCCTATTTTTTCAAAAGAAAATAAGCAAAGTATCAAGAGATAATGACATCAGAACAGCAGTATTTAATAACTATAGTAACAATCTAATTAAGAAGTGTTGTGAACAAATTATTTATGATGAAAGTTCATTTTTAAATAACTCTAAAGAGATTGCAGCTTATTTATTTGATGTTATGAAATTGAATGCTACATTAGAATCTTGCGACTTAGCAATTTGTTTATACTCTCAAAAAGATGAAAAGAAAGTTGCTATATTAAAGCTTGATTACAATAATTCGTATACTCATTCAATTGAGTTTAAAGATGATAAATTTAATATACAGATGTCTAAAAATGAAATTAATATACAAGAGACTAAGACGGTTAAAATTGCTGCTTTGGTTGGATTGAGTGGAATGAATGACAAATATCATCTTAGGGTTTTAGACAAGGATGCAGAGAAGGAAGAAGCTAATTCTAAGTTTGTTACAGAGTTCTTAAATGCCACTAAGATAAAAGATGATAAGTATAAGACTAAGAAGTTCAAAAATACAGCTGAGAATTGGATAACTAATGCTCTTAGTAATGATATAAAACAAGCAGAGGATGTAAGAAGTATATTAAATTATACTTTGAGAGAAAAGCATGAAATTGATATAAATGATTTTGTTGATAAAACAATTAAAGATGATAAGTTAAAAGATAGTTTTAAAGAACATATGGAAGAAAAAGGTCTTGTTGAAGGATTTAGTATAGATAAAAAATGGGTTGATAAAAAGCTTAAAAAGAGAAATATAAAAACTGACAATGGCTTTGAAATAAAAGGTAACTTAACTGATTTTGAGGACCCAATGAAATATACAGTAAGACAAAATCAAAATGGGTCTATAGATATAGTTATTAAGAATGTAACATTTTATGAGGAAAAGTAGGTACTCATGTGACTATTGGCTAGAGAAGGAGAAGTAAATAATAAGAGGATGTAAATTTAAACTAGTTAGGAGGAATAACTTATGAAGATTTTTTTATTGACTATACTGCTAATAATTATTTGTATATTAGCAAATTATGTGAAAAATCGCATATATAAAAAATCTATAAATAATCTAAAATATAAATATTCTGTAGGGGAAAAGATTATATATCATCAAATAAACTGTTACTATAACAGAATGGTTGGTTGTGAAATTTTAGAAAAATGTTATAGTACGAAATTTAGAAAAAGAAATACCCCGCTTTATAAAGTAAAAGCATATGTAGGTGATAACGATACAACATGGGTTATACCAGAGTGGAGAATTGAATGTCTTGCTACGACTTATGGAGAATTTCCTAAATATTAAATAATAAAAATTGGCTGGAGAAGGAGATTGTAAATTATGTTTAACATCTATAAAGTGAAAATAAAGACTAAAAGAACATTGGAGCAGGTAAGAAATCAAAGCGTAGACTTTGAGTATTCAGAAAAAGGATTAAAAAATACTCTGAAATACTATAACTTGATTGATGATTTAAAAGTAATAGTAGTTAAATTTGGAGATGAATATTGTCTAGCTAATTACAATGAAGAAGATAGAAAAATAATAATGGAAGCACATTATCTTTTAGAGCAGGATGAATATACTGGATGTTATATAAATGAATATGAACGATTTAAAAAAGATTGGGAAAATGGTAATTGTGATGGGGAAGCCTGTATGGTATTTTCAGATGATGAAATTGAGATAATTGAGAAGCTAAGGGAGGGTTAAATATGAATAAAAGAATTAAAATGAAAAAAAGATTAATTCATAAAAAGTGTGATGAAAGATGTGTCAACTATGACTTTGTAATTAGCAATAACCTTATAACTTGTAATGTGTGTATAGGATGCAAATACAAAGAAAATATGGATAAAGTATGTGAAGAGAACTATAAGAAATTAAGAAGTAAATAGAATAAAATAGTCAAGGTAAGTTTGTGAATGAAACTAGAATGTTATAGGCTTGACTTATAAAAGGAGTGCGTTAAATGGCTAATATATATTGTGAAAATTATAATTGTAAAAACTACTTTGAAGATATGTGTATGCTTGAAAGAATTGAAATTAATAACTTCAAAGAATGCGAAAGCTATCTTGAAGGTAAAAATGAGCTATATGAATTAGAAAACGGATATACTATACATCCTAAAGATTTGAAAATGGTGAAAAGTAAAGATTATTCTGTTGAAGTTACTCATATTCCAACTGGTATTACAGTAAAATGCCGTTCTACAAATAGTATTTTAAAAAATAAAAATAAGTGTTTGGAAGTTCTAGAAGAAGAACTAACAAAAATAAACTCTCACTTAGAGCTAGAAGATTTACGCTAAATAGGAAGTGAGCTTATGAAACGAAGAAGATGCAGTTGGTGTGGTAAGTTATTTTATCTTGAAGAAAAATCTAAGGATGTTTATTGTTGTAAAGAATGTAGGAAGAAGGCTAAGAAGGTGAAAAAATGAAAGTTTTTCTTGTAATAGATGGAGAACCAGTTGGCAAAGAAAGACCTAGAATGAACTCTATAACTAAAAGGATCTATACACCTAATAAAACTAGAGATTATGAGGAGTTAATAAAATGGCTGTATCAATCTAAAGTGAAGTATCGTTTTACTGGTTATATAAAAATGACTTTAAGATGTTATTACTCTATAGCTAAAAGTAACAGTAAAAAGGTTAAGGAGCAGAAAAGAAATAATGTGTTAAGACCTAGTAAAAAACCCGATATTGACAATGTTGTTAAGATTATAGCTGATTCACTCAATGAGATAGCTTATAAAGATGATACACAGATTGTTGAGGTTGTAGCTAGTAAATACTATAGTGATAAGCCAAGGGTTGAGGTTATATTAGAAGATATTATTTAAGGAGGACTATAAATATGAATGAGATTATGACAAATGAAAATTTAAGAGTTGTAGCAGATGATTTAGTTACAGTTTATGAAACTGATACAGGAGAGAAAATAGTTTTTGCAAGAGAACTACATAATAATTTAGAAGTTAAGAGACAGTTTATAGACTGGATTGAAGATAGAATTAAACAATATGGGTTTAAGGAAAATGAGGATTATTCAGTTTTTCACAAAAATATGAAAAACTCAACTGGTGGGAGACCTTCAAAAGAATATGTATTGAAGCTTGATGTAGCAAAAGAACTTGCTATGGTACAAAACAATAATAAAGGAAGAGAAATAAGAAGATATTTTATAAGATTAGAAAAGTTACTAAATAGAACCTTATCAAATTCACAGCTTAGTCAAATTAATACTATTGTGAATGAATCATTACTTAAGATGGAAGTTAAACATAATATCCAAATAGAGCAACTTAAAAAAGAGTGTTCAGAATATTATAGACCAACCTCTAAAACTAAATATGATATATCTTCTTATATAAAAGAAAGACTAGGTATATCAAAAGTTAATGAAGAATTTGAATTAGTTAAGAAAAGAACTCTATTGGTATTAGGTGCTGACAAATGGGAGGATATCCCGAAAGATGTATTACTTAATTCATTAAACTTAATAGATGAATCAATCAGAATTATAAAATCTGAGAGAAAAACAAATCAAATTAGTTTCTTTGAAAAAGATAATTTCTGTTAATAAAAAGAAAAAAGGAGTGCTTTCACACTCCACTTGTCAAAAATATAAAGCTTTTATCCAAGATTATTATAACATAAACAGGAGTGTGGAAGTATGGATAATAATATCAATAAAAAAGAACTATTTAAAAAAGTAGAAGGTAGACTACATCATTATAAATTTTTAAGTGCAGAAATTAAAAATCTTGAATTAGATATAGAAAGTAGAGAAAATGAGATATTTGGGTGTAAGGCTGTTGGATATGATGAAAAAGTAAGTCCAACATATGCTTTTAATTCAAGTGTGGAGAATGAGATTATAAAAAAAGAAAGAGATATTACTAGATTGAAAAAACTGAAAAAAGATAAGGAAATTGAAAAGAAGAAAATAGAAAATGCACTTACATGCTTAGATATAAGAGAAGAACATTTTTTTAAACTGTTTTACAATAGCAGAATGAAAAATAGTATGGTTTATATATCCTTAGAGATGAACTCAGATAGAAAAACATGTAGATGTGTGAGGGAAAGATTAGTGTATAAAATTATGGATATGCTTTATCCAAGAATTAAGGAAAATGAACTACCATTATTTAAAAATTAGAAAATTCCCCAGTTTTTCCCCAGAAATTCCCACTTTATTCCCTACTTTCTCCCCTTTTTGATTAAAAAAGCATGAGATAATAATATCGTGGAAATAAAGATTTCCCTCTCAAAACTAAATAATTGCTAGGTTAGTTTAAAGGGCTAATCTAGCAATATGAACAGACTAGGCAGGGCGTGAGGACGCTGTAAGTTCAATTCTAACTATGTTCAAAACCTATTAATACACTATATGTAGTAGTTGAATTAAGATTAAAATCTCATACAATTTTGTATCTTAATTCAGAAGTCTAAAAACCGAGTGGGGCTTGGTAACCTCACTCACCATGCAAGTACTGGTTTAATCTAGGTTCGATTCCTGGAACTTGCTCCCTTTAATAATATGTATCCCCCATTAAAAAGGCTTAGATTAACTTCTAGGTCTTTTTTAATACAAAAATTTATTAAAAATGCACGGCATGCACTATTCAGATATGCATGTCATGCATGTCTAAAGTCGAATATTTAATATTTTCGATGGCTCAAATTGAGGGGTCGAAAATAAAAACAGGAGGTAGTAGTATGTTGAAAATTTTACAAGAGAAAAATGTAAAAGTAATGTGGTCCAAAAATGGAGAAGAAGTTTGGTTTAATGCAAATGACGTAGGAGAGGAACTAGGCATAGTAAATATTCGTGATACATTAAGAAATATAGATAGAGAATATAAAAAGAAATTTAATGAGTCTACTGTCGGAGATTCCTACACTAGAAACTTTAAAGATAAATTGCCTAACTTCGGTACTACTTTTGTTACAGAAGAAGCTGTGTACAATATGTCATTTAGAAGTAATAAACCAGAAGCAAAGTTATTTACAAAATGGGTTACAAAAACACTTAAACAAATTAGAATACATGGTTATTATATTGCTACAGAAAAAGACCAGGAATGGCTGGATATAAGGACAGAAGGCAAAAAAGTAAGAAAAGATTTTACAGATGAAATACAAGAGTTTGTATATTATGCTACTAGTCAAGGTAGCAATAAACCTCAGATGTATTATAAACATTTTACTGAACTTGTAAGAAAAAAATTAGGTATTCCAAAAGGTGTGAAAAGAGATGAGTTAAATCAAAGCGAACTATTTGATATACAAGCACTTGAAAGAATTATATCTATGAAATTACCTAAGTTAATAGATAAAGATATGAATTATAAAGAGGTATATAAAAAGATTAAGGAATTAATAGAAATGATTTAAGGGACTGTCTTGATGGAGGGTCTTTTTTAATTCCCAAAACGACAAACAAACGAGGTGGTGATGTGCAAGATGTCAAAGAAAAGGTAAAACAAGATTACATAAAAGGTATGAAACAAAAGGAAATATCAGCAAAGTATGACATTAGTTTAAACACTTTAAAGTCATGGATAAAAAGATACAATTGGGCTAGTGAGAAAAAGAAGGGTGCACCTAAAAATAAAAGAGGTGCACCCATAGGTAATAAAAATGCCACTGGTCCTCCTGGAAATAAAAATGCTGAAAAGTTTGGTTTCTTCTCAAAATATCTACCTGAAGAAACTAGGGAATTAATACAAGAAATATCTATAAAAGATAAATTTGATATTCTTTGGGAACAGATAACAATTCAATATGCAGCAATAATAAGAGCACAAAAGATAATGTATGTTAAAGACAAGGAAGAAATGATTAAGGAGTTAAAGAAACATGAAAGCACAGAAAATGGTGAGAAGATAGAGTATGAATTTCAATTTGCATGGGATAGGCAAGCATCTTTTCTTAATGCACAGAGTAGGGCTATGAGTGAGTTAAGGAGTTTAATTAAACAGTATGATGAAATGATTCATAAGGATTGGAATTTAGCTACAGAGGAGCAGAAAAATAGAGTTGAAAAGTTAAAATGTGAAGTTGATAACCTAAAGAAAAGTGATACTGGAGATGATTCAAAAATTTGGGTTGAAGCTATACAAAATATTGCAATGAAACGTGGTGTTAACAATGGATAAAGCTTTATTGACACTATTAGATTGTTATTGGGATAATCCTGTTTGGTTTGCAGAGGATATGTTAAATTTTAAAGCTGACAAGTGGCAATCTGATGTTCTGATGGCTTTAGCTCAAACCCCAAAAGTATCTATTAGAAGTGGTCAAGGAGTAGGTAAAACTGGATTAGAAAGCATTGCAACTGTATGGTATTTAAGCACTAGACCTTTTCCGAAAGTAGTTGCTACAGCTCCAACACGACAACAATTATATGACGTACTATGGGCTGAAATAGCTAAATGGCTAAGTAATAGCAAGGTTGAGAAGCTACTTGAGTGGACTAAAACAAAAGTGTATATGAAAGGCTTTGAAGAAAGATGGTGGGCTACAGCTAGAACAGCAGTAAAGCCCGAGAATATGCAAGGTTTTCATGAAGATTATATGTTATTTGTTGTTGATGAAGCTTCGGGAGTTGCTGACCCCATTATGGAAGCTATATTGGGAACATTATCAGGTGCAGAAAATAAGCTTCTTTTATGCGGAAACCCAACTAGAACGAGTGGAACGTTTTACGATAGCCATAATAGAGACAGAGATTTATATAAAACATTTAAAGTATCTTCTTTAGATAGCCCTAGAACATCAAAAGATAATATTGAAATGCTAAAAAGAAAGTACCATGAAGGTTCTGACCCTTGGCGTGTTAGAGTTCTTGGAGAATTTCCAAAAGGTGAAAGTGATTCTTTAATATCTTTAGAAGCTGTTGAAACAAGCACAATAAGAGAAGTGAATATATCTAATGACTATATATTAAATATAGGTGCAGATATAGCAAGATATGGTGACGATGAAACTATAATAGCTCCACGAATAGGTGGAAAAGTGTTTGATTTATTAACTTATTCTAAAAAAGACACAATGGAAACTGTAGGAAATATATTAAGAGCAGTTGATAAATTTAAAAGCATGTATCATCAAATCAACAGAGTAAAAATAAAAACGGATGATGATGGTTTGGGTGCAGGTGTTACAGACAGATTAAAAGAGGTTATAAGACAAGAAAGACTCAAATATGAAATTGTACCTATTCAAAATGGTTCTAGTGCTATAGAAAAAGATAAATACTATAATAAAGCTTCTGAAATGTGGGATAACATGAGGGAGGAATTAGATGCAAATTTAAGTGGCTTCATACAAAATAAAGAAGCTATAATACAGCTTCCTAATGATGATAAACTTATTAAGCAACTATCAAATAGAAAATATACAGTAGATTCAAAAGGGAAAATACAAATAGAAAGTAAAAAGGAAATGAAAAAAAGAATTGGAGAATCACCCGATAGAGCTGATGCAGTAATATATTCGTTTGCAGAAAATAACAATACTGATTTATCTTTACTGAAAGGGGGTAGTGTATGGGGATAATATCTTATGTAAAAAAGCTATTTAAAAGACCTACTGGAGAAATTATGCGTATGTCTAGTGGAAATATAGGCGTATATAAATTAGATGATTCTAGAGTTGATTATGAGTTAGCAAGAGAATTGTATCAAAACAAAAATGCTAATTATAAATTAGGTTCTAGTTTTGTTAGACCAATTGTCAATTCAACAACTGGTTTTATGGGTGTACCTCATTTTCAAATAGAAGATGAAGAAGCTCAATATATATTAGATGAATTTGTTTTAGATAACACATCTAAAATGTTAAAAACACACACAGATAGTTTAAAGCAAGGTGATTGTTATATTTGGATAACTAGAGAAGAAAGAGAAAATCCTTTATATCCTGATAAAAAAGTTAGATTAATATATAACTTCATATCACCCGAAGAAGTGAAAGAAATAATATTAGACCCTACGACAAAAGAGCCTATAGCTTATATATTAGAAAGCCAAAATGAATGGACTGACTTAGAAGAAAATAAGAGAAGGGCTAAGGTAAAACAAATAATAACTGCTGAAAGTAGAATTATTGAGGTTGAAGGGGATAAGATAGAAGGTTTAGAAGAAGGGGAAACTCCTAATGTATGGGGCTTTATACCAATAATACATTTTAAAAATGAAGCTGATGAAACATTGAAATATGGTCAAAGTGATATAGAACCAATAGAACCTCTTTTAAAAGCTTATCATGATGTTATGTTACATGCGTTAAAAGGTAGCAAAATGCACTCTACTCCAAAACTAAAGCTGAAATTAACTGATGTTGCAAGTTTCTTAGCACACAACTTTGGTGTTGAAGACCCAGTTAAATTTGCAAAAGAGGGTGGAAAGATAAATCTTGATGGACATGAAATACTATTCTTAAATAAAGATGAAGAAGCTGAGTTTGTAGAAGTAAAATCAGCTATAGGTGATGCTAAGGAGCTTTTAAAGCTTCTTTTTTATTGCATAGTAGATGTATCTGAAACACCCGAGTTTATATTTGGAGTACATACACCTAGTGCTTTAGCTTCTGTAAAAGAACAAATGCCTATTATGGTAAATAAGATAAGAAGAAAAAGAGAACAATTTACAAATAGCTGGCAATTACTTGCAAGAATGGTTTTAATAATGAGTTCTAATTCTAGTGGTATGAAATATTCATCTTATGATGTGACTATAGGTTGGGATGAAGTAAATCCGCGTGATGATAAAGAATTAGCTGAAACACTAGAAAAGGTATGTAGTGCATTAGATAAAGCTTTAGAAGGTGGATTTATTAGCGAAGAATCAACAGTAAACTTTTTAGCTCAGTATATAGATACAATGAGCAATTATATAAGTGATGACCCTGAAATAGTTGGAGAAAGAGAAAAGATAATAAAAACTAAAATGTTAAAATACAGATTAGATGATTCTCAAGGTTTAGATGATGAGTCAAATGAAATTGACAAGGAAATAGATAAAATAAAGGATAATAATGACAATGGATAAAAGTACTTTGGAATTAATAACTGTTGCAGGGGAGTACAAGAAATGGGCATTAGAAGCTAGAAAAAAATTTATAGATTTAAGACTCAAGCAAGATGATGAAATAAGAACAATGTATATTAACATAACAAGAAATATTACAAAAGAAATAAGAAAAGGAAATCTTTCAGACTTTAACAAAGTTAGGTTAAAACAGATACTAAAACAATTAACACAAGAAATAAAAATATTAAATGAACAACTAGTATTTAATTTTGATGAATACTTAAATAAAAATGTTGAAACAGCTACTAGTTACTCTAAAAATATTTTAATTAATGCAGTTGAGACAGCTCAAATAACTAAAGTAACTAAAGCTATGATACAAAAAGCTTTCTATGATATTAATATAAGAACTGTAGAAGCTTATTATACAAGGGTTAAGGATGGTTTATTTTTATCTGATAGAATTTGGTCTAAGTGTAAGAAGTACAGAGAAGATATGAAAGTTATATTACAAACAGCAGTAACAGAAGGTCAAGACTGTGTTAAAACAGCTAAGATGCTAGACAAATACGTTTTAAAAGGTAAGAAAACTTTAGTTGACGAATATCCAAATATGATAAAAAGAATAGGAAATAGAGTACCTCAAAATATAAGTTATGAAGCTTTAAGATTGGCAAGAACTGAAATGACATCAGCTTATGGTGATGGGGTCTTAGCTTCTGCAATGATTAACCCTGCAACCATAGGTATTCAGTTTATGTTGTCCATGGCACATCCTCATACAGATATATGCGACGAAATATGTGGAGAGGATAATTTTGGTTTGGGTAAAGGTGTTTATCCTATAAATGAAGCTCCTGCATATCCATTCCACCCTCATTGTTTGTGTATTATGCTTACTGTAGTTCAACCATTAGATATATTAGTTGGAAGGTTGAAAAATTGGATTAAAAATCCTATGAATGATACACCTCTTGAAATGTGGTATCAAGAGGTGTATGGAAATTTGAATTTTTAAATTGAAAGGTGGTGATTAAATGAATGTAATAACTGGAGAAATGGACTCAATGAATGCGTTAATATCTAGTATAAAACCTTCTGATATTCCTTTAGCTAAAGATATAGACATAGAAGCTTTAAAATCTATAGATGATGACCCTCTTGAGGTAGTTGTTGAGATACCAGCTACAAAATCTAAAAGGGGATGGAACTATACTGCTAAAAGCTTGAAAGATATTGTAGATTACACTAATGAAAATACTCTTAATGGTTTTTTAGGACATCAAAAAGCTGAAAATATATCAACTGAATTTGCACCACCTGTAACGCATTGGATAGGTGCAGAAATGAAAGGGGATAAAGCTTATTTCAGAGGACTGATTGATGCTGATGCAACAAACTTGAAAAGATGGATTAGAACTAAAAGGATAAAAGAAGTTAGTATATTTGGTTATCCAAAACTTAAAAAGAGTGCTAAAGGCGAAATGAATGTTATAGGATATGAGCCACTATCTATTGATTGGACTCCTCTACATAGACCAGGTATGCCAACAAGTATTGTAGGTATGGAAATGAGTCCTAATGGCGAACAGTTAGATGGAACTTTTGAAGCTTTAAGAATAGATTTAAGAGAAGCTTTAAAAGCTAAGTTTTCTATTAATGATAATAATTCATATCTCTATATACAAAACATAAGATATGATAACAATACTGTCATATATGAGTTGGAGCAAAATGGATTATGCAAGCTTTATAGTATACCATTTACTATAGTTGAAAATAAAATAAATCTAGGTGAAGAAATTGAAGTAATAAAGAAAATAAGCTATGAAGCTAAAGGAGAAATGAAAGGAGAGGAAAACAAATTGGAAGGAAAAGAGTTAATAAAAAATGTCAAAGGATTACTGCAAACTGGTGAAATATCATATTCAGAGGTCATACAAGGAATAGGCTTAACTAAGGAAATTGTGACAGGAGAGATGGAAGATGTAAAAAGTTCATTAAAAGCAGAAAAAGAATTAAGAGAAGTGAAAAAAGTACTTGGAATAGTAGGAGAGATGGACACAGTTGAAGTGGCAAAAAAGGCTTCAAAAGCTTTAGAAAATGAGAAAAAGGAAGCTTGGAACTGTATAGTTAATAAAGTAATTAAAGATAAAGTGTCAGGTGAAATAGCTCAAACATTAGTTAAGAAAATGTTAAATGTTGAGGAAGGCTCAAGTGAAGAAGTAATAACAGGAGAAATAGAAAATATATTAAATGATGAGTTTGTAAAAAATACAATGTCTAATATGTATAAAGATAATCCAACAACAACAGGATTATTAAACTCTAGCAATAATGGAAGTTTAACAACTAAGAAAAATAGAATATAAAGGAGTGATGTTTATATGGCATTTAAAGGTCAACCAACGCCAAGCACAATAACACAGATAACAAGAGCAAAAATAAGTGATGGGAAATCTGTAAGAGTTATTCTTTCAGAAGGTGAAAGCACTAAAACACAACAATTTTATCTTATAAATGGATTCTTTGGAGTCGCTATGCAAGACGGAGAAAAAGGCGATGAAGTTACTTTGCAAATAGAGCAAGCTGAATACGAAACGGATAATATTGTTACATCAGAAGCTTTTGAGGCAGGGAAATTGATTTATTGGGATAATACAGCTAAGAAATTTACTACTACATCTGCAAGTAATAGGCTAGTTGGTAGAGTAACAGATGGGAAAGACAGTAATAATGTAATTTGGTTTATATTATTACCTCAACAATAGAAAAGGAGTGATAAATATATGGCATTTAAAGTAATTAGTCAGGAAAATTTGCTGGAACAAAAAAGAAAAGAAACTTTACAAGAAGATATACCATTTATAGTAAATGGTGAAATGGAATATGTAACAAAGAAAATATCAAATGGAGAAATGGAAACCTTGGAGTTAAATAAGCCACTTGGTGAAATGATGACTTTTAGCTCGACTTCAAATTTAAAAGAGTTATTAAGAAAAGTTGTATTAGATGTTGAACTAGGCAGAGAGCAAGTACAACTATTATATAAACCAATCTATGACAGTATAGCAGATTCTAATTTACCACAAGTTATGGATGCTAAGTGGGCTTTACAAGGTAACTGTGTATTCCTAGAGCATATAGAAGGTGAAGAAATTAAATTCGGTACAATAAATGCAGAAAATGGTCCAGTTGCAAGGATACAAACTTATGCAACTGGTTTTGAGTATACAAAAGAAATGAAGGATTTTAACCAAACATTTAGTGTTGAAATATTAAATAAATCAATTGGTGAGAGTTACAATGCCTTGTTAAACCACATACATCTAAGCCCAATAATAAATTTTAATTATAAAGCTTCTAATAAGACAGCTTTTAAAGGTGAAACTAATGACCCAATATGGCTAGGAATTTGGAGAACATTAACACAAGCACAAAAAGATACAGTTATAGCAAAAAGACAAGGTAATATATTAATGGCTTCTAGTGCTGACCAAATTGAAATAGAAATGGCGTTAAATGGAGGACATTTATTAAACGGAAGCATGTATCCATCTATAAAAAATATATCAACAGTAATTTATTATGATGGGTGGGAGGTTACTGTTGGTAAAAAAACATATTCTTACAAAGGTGTTACACCAGGCAAAGGATATTTGATAAGACCTAAGCGAGGATTTAAAGAGTTAATAAAGAGAGATTTAACAACAGAGGTTGGAAATGCTGATTTAAGTAAGTTAGTAGAAAATCAAATTGTAGGTCATTGTTATAGAGGTGCTTTTGCAGCAGTAGAAGAAAATGTACAAGAAATAAGTTTTAGATAAAACACTCATAAGAGTGTTATTTTTATGAGGTGATAATATATGACACCAACTAGTAATTTAATAGAAAAATTAAGACTATTATTAAATGATAAAGATAAAAAATCATTTACAGATGAAGAATTAAACTTGTTTTTAGAAGAAGCAGACTGTATTTACTGTGCAGCTTCTCAAGGATGGGTATTAAAATCTTTACAATATGAAAATACAGTAGGGGAAATGTATGAGTATAAAGTGGGTCAAGAAACATATAAAAGCTCTAGTATAAAGGACCTAGTATCTGTAGCTTATCAAAATGCAGATAAATTTAAGGATATGTGTACTAACAAAAAAGAAAAGGGAAGTTTTATGTTAGGAATTAGCACAGAATTTGAAATATGATAAATATTGATAGAAGAAGAAAAGATATAATAAGAACTATTAATATAAACCCCACTAATATTACTATAACTAGTATTAAAAAAACCGAAATAGATGGAGCTTTTGAAGAAACTGAAACAGAAATAAAATGTGTTGTTAGAATATTTAACGAAAAGACAGCAGAGAAGCAAATATCAAGTGAAAAGCAAGGTACATTTAGTTCTATTAGAACATATGGAATGTTAGTAAGTGATGATGTTGTCTTAGATGTTAACAGTAGAGATTCTTTGGAGTTTGAGTGCATATATGGGAGAATGAAAATAGTTAATGTATATCCTCAAATTGTAAAAGGAGAACTTTGTGGGTATCAATGTTCACTTGAAAGGATTGATTAAAATGAGTGCTTTCACAAATGCAATAAATGATATAAATAGAAAAAAAGCAGGTATGTTTGTACTTTGTATGAGTGCAAGTGCAATGCTAGAAGGTGAAGCTAAAGCAAATGCACGTTGGACAGATAGAACATCACATGCAAGACAAAGTTTAAATGCTAAAACACTTAGTGGAGGAAATAATTTTATCATTAGATTATCTCATGGTGCAGAATATGGAGGGATACTTGAAGAAGGCTCAAAACCACATGTTATTACTCCAAAATCAGCTCAAGCCCTATACTGGAGAGGTGCTTCACATCCTGTAAAATCAGTTCAACATCCTGGTACAAAAGCAATGCCTATTATAAAACCAACTATTGATAAAAATATAGGCAAAATAGGTAATATGATTTTTAGATATTGGAGTGATTAAATGAGGGCAGGAATAAGAAAAGCTTTAATAGATAATATAAAAGAATTGAAAGGTTGTTATGAACCTAATGTACCAAACAAAGATACTAAAAAGCCTTATATGGTAGTTGTACAAGGGCAAGACAATGACAATGGAGAAACGATAGGTTTTGAAAGAAGTATAGAAGTATGGATTTATGAAGGTAGAACTACATTTAAGAAGTTAGATAAATTAACTAAACAAGTTATTGAAATCTTAGACATGAATACTATAGTTGATGAATCTGAAAATGAAGCTTTTACTTGCATTTATAAAGGTACAAGTGAAAATGATATTGTTGTTGAGGAATGGGATGCTATAGCAAGAGGTATAAGGTTTAGTGTAATAGCTTTAGAAGATAAAGAAGATACAACTAATGATAGGTGGGTAGAAGCTCTATCTAGGCACACAAAGGATTTATTAGAAATAGAGAGTTATAAAGATAATTGGAAGAAAAACTTTATAGCTCCATGTGCATTATGGCGAACTACACATATTGAAAATAAAAGAATTAACTATCATTTAATTGAGATTACTAAAACTATGAAATGTCATGTTGTAAGTAAAAATAAAGATGAAATAGTTAAGCTTCTTGAAACATTAGAAACAAGCTTAATAATAGATAAAAGAGTAAGACTTAGAGAAGATAAGAATATGTATTTAACTCTTGTTAGCGTAGTTGAGGATAGGGAATCAGATATGTTTACAACTGGACAATTAACAGCTGTGTTTAAAATGATAGGAAAGATAAAAAGAGAAGGTCCTACTATGGACAAAATTTATGGTAATGGAAATTTAAGATAGGAGGTGTAAGGGTTGGCTGAAACAAATAATAAAAAGATTAATGTGAGTAAGCAGGAAGAAAAATATTTAAAAAGTGATTTTATAGAAAATAGCGAAGCACTTGGCTACAAGAAAGAAGTAGTTGCAGGTGCTTTATTTAATTGTAAGAAAGAAGAACTTACAAAGTCAGAGTTTGAGAAAGCAATAAAAGAGTTTTTAGAAAGAGAGGTGAAGTAAAATGGCAACTGGTACATGGAATGAAAAAGAAAAAAAGGAGATACCTGGTTTTTACAATCGCTTTAAAACACAAGCAGAAAAGTCTACAAACACAGGATTAAAGGGTAGATTAGCAATGCCTATTAGGGCTAATTGGGGAGAAGTTGGCAAGGTTGTAACAATAAAAAATGATTTGAGACAACTTAAAACTCTATTTGGTGATGATATGAATTATTCAGCTTTCAAGCTAGGAAAACTAGCTTTACTAGGTAATGTAAAGGAATTACTTTTATATAGGCTCGTAGATGGGAACCAAAAAAAAGGTACATTAACACTAAAAGATACTACAGAGAATAGTGCAAAAGATGTAATTAAGCTAGAAACTAAGTATCCAACTAGCAGAAATTTTAATGTAACAATAAAATCTAATCTAGTAGATGCAGATAAAAAAGACTTTATATTCTTTGAAGGAACTAAACAATTATTTAGTTCAAGTGTCAAAGGGACTATAGATGAAATAGTACTAGAAATAAACTCAAATTTAGATAATGAGTATGTAATTGCAACTAAAGTAGCTGATAGTGATACAGCACTAGCAAACTTGGTAAATGTAGCACTTGAAGGTGGTAACGATGGTTGCACATCTATTACTAATGAGTCTTATCTAAAAGCACTAGAAGAATTTGAAAGATATAGTTTTGACTCTTTTGTACTTGATGGTGTGGCTGAGGAAGCATTGCAGGAAACTACAAAAGCTTGGGTAGCTAAGAATAAGGAGCTAGGAAAAGATATATTATTATTTCTTGGTGGAAAAGCAGAGGATAATATAAAACAAATTAATGATAAATCAAAAAGTTTTAATGATGAAAATATAGTTAATGTTGGGAGTTCAGCTTATTATGAGGGAATAAAATATACACCTAGTGAAGTAGCTGTTTATATTGCTGCTCTTTCTGTAAGTAAAGGTATAACAGGAAGTATATGTAATGCTAAGACTATATTTGAAGAAGTAGAACCAAGATTAAGCCAAAGTGAAGTAAAAGAGTGTTTGAAATCAGGTACACTAATACTTGATTTTGATGATGGAGACGTAATTATAGTTGATGATGTAAACACATTTAAGAAGTATGTAGATGATAAGAATGAAGCTATAGGATATATCTCTAATATTATGTTTATTAATACTATAAATAAAGATACTTCATTGAAGCGAAAGGAATTTGTAGGTAAGATATTTAATGATTCAACAGGGCAGACAACTGTTATATGTGCATTAAAGAAATATTTTGAAGAATTAATGGGTCAAGGCATTATATCAGAATTTAATGTTGATATAGATACAGAGCTTCAAGCAACTGCTAAAGCAGATGAGTTTTATTGGAAATGGGATGCTGTCAAGGTTGATGTGATGAAGAAAATCTTTGGAACTGGATATTTAGGATAAAGGAGGTTATAAAGTATGGGAAAATATGATGAAAATATTATAGATGCTGCAAATGTTGCAGATGGCTCGAATGCTAAAATAATAGTTGATGGGAAAGAAGAAGGATATGGAACAGAGTTTACAGCTGAGGTTGAAAATGATAAGAAAACCTTTAGAGTGATTGGTTGCAAATGGGAGCTTAACAAGGCATCTACTCAAAAAGGTACTTTTTCTTTAACTGTACTTAAAACAACATCTGAATGGATCGAAAGAGGATTTGATAAATTTGAATTAATATCTGAAATAGAAAATCCTGGATTAGTTGGATATGAAAGAATTAGATATAAAAATTGTATGGTAGATAAAATACAACTAGCAAGTATAAAAGCTGATGAAAATATAGAAATACAAATAGATGGTACTTTTGAGGGTTATGAGCTAGTGGATAAAATAGCATAATAAATAAATTTAAGCTACATGTAATTAATTTTATATGTAGCTTTTCAAATAAAACTATAAAAATGGAGGAAGTTAAAAATGGCAAACTTAGATAAAGAATTTTTAAATGAAGGAATAGAAGAAGAAAGAGAACTTACTAAAGAGGAAATAGCAAAGCAACAAGAAGATAATATAATTATGAAATTGACAGAGGATGCTATATTACCTGAAAAAACTATTTTTGTAAAAAGATTAGATATACCACTTACACTTAGGGCTTTAACAGAAAAAGAGATAAGTGCGTTGCAAAAAAAATATACAAAAGTTACTAAGGTAAGAGGTAGAAGGGAAAGCAAACTAATGGAAGATGAATTTAATATAGCTCTAATAGAAAAAGCTACAATAGTTCCTAATTTTTGCGATGCAAGACTTCTTAATTCTATGAATGTATCTAGTGGTGTTGAATTTATAAGAAGAAAGTTCTTAGCAGGAGAAATCGCATTAATTAGTGATGAGGTACTAGAATTGTCTGGATTTTATGAAGAATTAAGTGATGATGATATAAAAAACTAATAAAGAGAGGTGGGAAGATTACTATTTTATACAACGCATATGTTAAACATAGTATTCTTCCAGAGGACTTTTTAAAAAGAGAGAAAACACCTCAACAGCTTCTTAGAGTTTTTACTCAACATGAAATAGAACAAGAAAATAAAGCTATGAAAAATAAATAAAATTTAAACTAAAAGTGAGGTGAGAGAAATAGCTAAAAAAGAAATGTATCACATTGATGTTGTCATTGATGTTACAGGAGATGAACAAACTAAAAATAAATTAAGTGCTATGGAAAGATACACGAAACAGACAGAAAAGAGAATGAGAGCACTAAATAGGATAAAAGCTAATCCAGTTATACAAGCTCAAGATAAAACATCTAGTGTTGTAAATAGAATTAGCAACAACTTAAAAAGAGTGGGTAGAACTATATCTACAACCATAAACGCAAAAGATAGAGCATCTAGCGTTGTAAATAGAGTTAAAAACAAAGTAAATAGCTTACTTACAAGTCGACAAAGAGAAGTTTTATTAAAGGCTAGAGACAAAGCTAGTCAAGTTGTAGATAAAGTAAAAGCTAAGGTACAAAATTTGACTGCGGCTACAATAATTAGCTTGAATATGAAAGCTGACCCAGCACTAAGAGTTATTTCTCAAACTAGAAGTAAGTTAGGAGAACTCAAAAACAACACAATAATAAATATTAAAGCAAAAGGTGAAGAAGCATTAAATACTATTTCTCGTACTAAGAGTAAATTACAAGAGTTTTCTAATAGGACTTATCAAGCAATTGTAAAATTAAAAGATGAAGCTAGTCCAACTTTGAGTGGGTTAGATGGTAAGATAAGTTCTTTTATAAGTAGTACTATTAGTAAGTTTACACAATTAGCAGTAACAGCCACAGCATTAATTGGTGGTGTTGGAGTAGGAAGTGCTATAAAAGGATTTGCAGACTTTGAACAAGCAATGAAAAACGCACAAGCTGTATCAAGTGCAAATTCAAAGGAAATGGCAGAAATGACTGCAATGGCAAGGGAAATGGGTCGTACAACTAGCTTTACAGCTAAAGATGCAGGGAATGCTATGTATTTTATGGGGATGGCTGGATGGAAAAGCAAAGAAATGATTGCTGGTCTACCTGGTATATTAAATTTGGCAGCAACAGGTCAGACAGATTTAGCACTAACAGCAGATATTGTGACTGATGGTTTAACTGCTTTAGGGCTAACTGCAAAGGATACAGGAATGTTTGTTGATGTTATGGCAGCAACAGTTACAAACTCTAACACAGACATAGAAAGAATGGGTGAAACTTTTAAGTATATGGGAAGTGTTGGAGGAGCATTAGGTGTTTCTATGAAAGATTTGAGTTTAGCAACTGGCTTAATGGCTAGTGCAAGCGTTAAAGGTAGCATGGCAGGTACTGCACTTAGAGGTGGTTTAGTTAGATTAATAAAACCCCCAGCTGAGGCACAGAAAGCTATGAATAAATATGGAATAGAAATAAAGAAAACAAAAGATGGAAATTTAGATTTAGCTAGTACAATCGTTGACCTTAGAGAAAAATTAGGCGGACTTGAAGGAGTACAAAAAAGTGCTGCAATAAGTAGCATATTTGGGCGAACAGCCATGGCCGGTTGGGCGGCTGTAGTAAACGCAAGTGAAAAAGATTTTAAAAAATTAACAACAGCTATAAATGAAAGTGAAGGAGAAGCTAAGAGAATTGCTGATATGAAACTAGATACCCTGTCAGGACAATTTGAAATTTTAAAAAGTGCTATTGATGATGTAAGAATATCAGTAGGTCAAAGACTTGGACCTATGACACGAAGTTTTGTTGAACAGTTAACAAAAGATATGCCTAAAATAGGGGATGCCATCGTTAGTTTTGTAAGTGATTTTATAAATGATTTTGATAAAATTAAAAGTATTATGCAAAATGTCATTTCAGTAATATCTGGAATAGTATCTGCATTTATTGCTTTCAAAGCTTTAAAGTTTATTTCTTTTCTAATTCCTATATTAAGCGATATAGGATTTGCAATAGCTGCTTTTGCAGGTGGTGCGGCAACGCTAGGAGAAGCTTTATTGTTTGCACTAGGTGGACCTGTTGGTGCTGTTATAGCAGGAGTAGTATTACTAGCAACAGCATTTACATTAGCTTATCAAAAATCAGATGCTTTTAGAAAAATTGTCAAAAATGTAGGAAAATCAATTAAAAATTTTTTACAAGAAGCAATAATAGCAATTTCACCTTTTGTAAATGTGTTTGGTAACAAATTAAAAGAATTAGGGAAAGCTGTAATTCCATTGTTAAAAGTATTTGGGGATTTTGCATCAACGCTAATGAGTAAAATCGGACCTATAATTTTGTTTTTATCAAGTAATGTTTTAGCTGGCTTTATATTAACTTTTGTAGCTGCTGTAGAAGCTGTTAAATCTGCTGTAGTCGCGATAACAGGTGTATTGCAAGGTTTAACATCAATTATAAAAGGAGTTTTTGATATTGTTGGAGGAATAATAAGTGGTGATGGGAAACAAATAATAAATGGCTTAAAATCTGTATTTGAAGGAGGAATAAAAATTGTTTCTTCTGTTTGGAAAGGATTAGTAGATATTGTAACTTCTCCTATTCAAGCTGTTGTAGATGTTCTAGACGAAAAATTCGGAAAAAAAGTAGAGGGAATAAAGAAAAAATGGAATGAATTAAAAGACTTCTTAAAAAATCCTACTAAAGCAGCTCCAAAAGTTCAACCTGTCAATTTATCTGGAGAGAAAGCATCAAACGAGTTACAAGCTTCATCAAACGGAGCAAAAGCATATATAAGTTCGTTAGGTCAAAAAATAGGTGAAGGTATTGGAAAAATTAAAGATAAATTTGGAGAACTCAAAATATCTGCAACAGAAGTATTTAATAATATAGTATCTTTCGTAGGAGGCAAAGCAACCGAATTAAAAGAT